AAGAAAAAGATATTCATTGGAACAAGTATATAGAATTAATTGAAAAAAATAAAATATTTTATGTTGATGGGAATCCTATAAATTTAAAAACAATAAAAAATAAAATAAATCATAATTTAAAATTATGGGAATGTTTAATCACTGGATATATTTCTACTGCTTCTGGTCTTTCAATATACCAAAAAAATAGAAATATTGATATTTTACAAAGAAAAGAGTTTAAATAATTTATGATTCTAAAAAAATTCTATCAAATAAACAAATCCAAAATTCTCTTGAATATCTTCTGTCTCAAAAACTTTTCCTTGATATAACCAAGGGTTTTCATAACTCATCTGGGTCCCTAATAATATTCAAGTTATTTATAGATATAACTTATCTTCAACCCTAACAGAGTGATTATAGTCATAAAAAAAGCACCTGTCAAGAGGTGCTTGGTGTATTATAATAAAAGTGTTTTATCCTTCTATAATTTGGTTGAACCAACCTTCACTCATATTGTTGATAATTGCATTTGCATCTTCAACTGTTGATGCAAAATTATTTTCAAGAAGATATGATGCTACAAACTCATATGCTTCATATGACTCTCTATTGAGTTGCTTTTTCTCTCTAGGGGTCAGAACACCTCTTTGTGCTCCTCTTGCTGCCTGCTTTGCTTTTACGGCAGGGTCATTGGACTGGTGAGCATATCCGTGAAGACCAGGATTTGAAGAAGTTGTCTTACGGAAATCACCTCTCTGTGTTCTTGCAAATCTATCTCTTGCCGATCCACTACCTCTAAAAGTTTGCCTATCTGCTAATGCAGTTGCTCTATCAGCAGCCTCTCCTCCACCTGTTGATTTTGCAATCTTATTACGAATTTCGGTTTCATCATGACCTCTCTTAGCCATCGCAGTTGCTTCATCAATCTCAACTTCTTCATTATATGACTTATTTCTAACTGCTGCGATTGCTTCTGCCTTAGACATTCCAGATGCAATCATTCTTGCAATTCTTACATCTGCAAAGTCATTATCACCATCTTGGTCTTGGTCTTTTTTCTTTGCTTCGTAGATTGAAGCATAAGCACCTGCAATATCTCTAATTGTTTTTGCAGAAGGCCATTCGTAAGATTCTGGTTTCATTTGTATTGGTTTAGTCTTTGTATTATTTATAGGTTTTGGTTCAATTCCTTGAGAAGCACCTGCAATCTGTGAAGGTGTAGGTGCTGGTGCTGGTTTTACTGGTAATGCTTTAGCAGCCGCAGAACCTGCGGGTGCTCTATTCAAATTTTGTACTGTGTTTGCTCGTGCTAGATCTCTACCTATACTTCCCAAATCAGGGGTTGCAGAAGTTGGTCCAGTTGTAGGAAGATTGGTCTTCTGTGCTGCTTGAAGTGCCTTTTCTGAATTCTGTTTTGTACTAGTATTTTCTCCAGCAGATTTTTGTCTTGCTCTTTCTCCTTGTGCTGCTTTAAGTTCAGCAGAAGTTGGTGTTCTTCTTTCAAATGAAGTGTTTCCTAACTTTCCAATTGCTGGTGTTGGGGGTTTTGGTGCCGATGATGCAGAATTCCTTGCTGCATTTTGTGCGGCAACACTTGCATAACGGGACTTCTCTGTGGCAGTAAATGCTCTTGCTTTAAAATTAGCACCAACTCCTGTTCCTTCTACTCCGTCTTTCTTTGAAAGAACTGGAGCAGACGATGCTGGTCTTGGTGGAGGTGTTGAACCTGAACCTGCTGCTGGTCTTTGTGATTGTGCTGCTTTTGCTTTTTCTGCCTTATCTGCTGCTGCAATAGCAGCATTTTGTGCTCTTGATATTCTTACTTCTTGTTGTTTTTTATTCAAGTCAGCAGCAAGTTTCTGAGCTCTTAGTTGTTGCCTTTTGCCTGCTTGACTACTGGTCATCCATTCCCAATCGCTAGTCAAATTTGGATCGACTTTTCCCGTTGCTACAAATTTACCACCTCTACTTACTACCCCTAATCCAGCACGTTCATTTCTGTATTTAATTTGATCTGGTGTAAGTGGACCTTCATTCAACTGCTCCCCACTATAAACACCCAAATACAACTCATTCAAGGCGTCCAAATCTTTTCTATTCATCTTCTTAGGAGTAGTAAAAAGTACTTTTCTATACTTATTTATTCTTTTTATTTACTCGCAGATGGTGAAACCTTAGCATATACCATTCTTTTTCCAAATTCATTTGCTGTAGAGACTGGTGCTAAATCTTTTGCTGTTCTCAAACTCAAATCCATCTTAACTTCTTTATTAGTATCTCCTGCTCTTCCAAAATTACCAGTATCTTGAACTGAAGTTTTAACAACCTTTGTTGCTGTTCCCATAGGTTTTGTTGTGAGGTCCATTTTAGTACCAAAAGGTGTAGATGGAGTACCTTTCCACACTCCTTTTGGTACTTCCTTCTCTTTGTACTTATAAGGAACAGCAACTAATCTCTGATTATCATCAAATTTGTGCCCACTAGCAGTTTTTGGCCCTGGTGTATCTGCTTTACTATAAGAACTTACCTTTACTGGTTTCCATCCATATCTTTGTTGCTCCTCATCACTATGTGTTCTTTGAGTGAATTTACCAGTATCTTTATCCAAAACACCTGATTGATAATTCTTATAAGCTAAAACTTTATTGGAAGGTTTTGGTTTTGGGGTTTCACCAAACCCAAAAAGTTCTTGTATTTGGTATGCTTCGATACAAAACTGTTTAAATGTTTTCATAATCAATCAACAAACTGTTTCCAGTATTCATAAGAAGACATCTCTTCTCCCATACCTCTTCTTGCTTTTTTACGTGCTCTTTGTGTTTGTTTAGTAGATTTTGGAGCACCTGAGTTAGCTCTTATTCCTATATTAGTATCTCCTGGTTTATTTTCCTTACCAACTCTTTTTGGAACTATATCTCCAACTTTTCCTTTTCCTTTTGGTTTTCTTGTAGCAGGTCTTGATTGATATGCTACAACTTTAGCCTGGGGTGCAGCAGCACTTGCGGCAGCAGCCATAGCTCTTGTATTACCAAGGTGATCATCTGTTGTTATTTCTTTCCTATCACTTGGGTCTACAATTTTTGAAACTAATTTACCCTTTTTTTTAGGACCAGAAAGACCTTTATTTGGTCCTTTACTCATTCCACCAGTAAAATGAACATCTTTTCTTTTCAGACCTCTTATTCCAATTCTGTCCCTCAAATCCTTCGCAAATGATCCGGGGTCATCCATAGGAGTGCTAGGTTTATTACTTCCAAATGCAGATCCCCCACGAGCAGTAACAACAGATTTTTTTGCGGGTCTTCTTGGACTATCTCCCATTCCAGCTACTTTTGTTTTTTTAGTAGTTTTTTTGAATTTATCTGTATCTCTAAATTCATCAAATCCATATTCATGTTTGGGTTCAAGTGGGGTATGGGCAAATTCACTGGGGGTCATTGCTTTAACGTGTTTATAGGAACCTGAGTCCTTTTTGTGTAAATCAATTTTAGCAGCATCTGGATGTCTTTGGTCTGCGACATTATCATCCACATCATGTATAACGTGTGTTTTGCTAACTTTGGGAACAGGTTTTCCTTCTTTATTATATCCTTTCTTTCCAGCATTTTTTGCTCTTCTTTCAGTTCTTGAACGTTTTGCTTCTTCAATATACTCTTCAAGAATAACTGCTACAAATTCACTACTCATATGTTCGAACATATTTTCAGCAGTTTCATAACTCTCTGCATAATCTGCAGCAACCAAAGTTTCAATTACATAGTTGTAAATATTTTCTGTTTCTTCTCTTTGTGCCGCATAATAAGCACCAAGTGCTCTCTTAATTCTTTGCTTTTTGCTATCACCCTTGAAAGTTTTGCTTTTTGAATGAACGAAATCACTGATTGTCGCACCAGCATCAGCACCCACATCAATCTTTTCATCAAGTTCAAACTCTTCGTTTCTATCTGCTTTTTGTTTTTTTCTAGTTTCAGCAGCACTAACTACACTCATTTTGTTAAATTTTCTGGTTGCTTCCATTTCAGAATCACTGACTGGAGAAGAATCCCCTTTGTCTCTAGCATATAGAGAACCTTTTTTTACTTTTTCTTTTTTTGCTTCTACTTTTTCAAAAGGAAATGGACGTTTTTCTTCATCAAGTTCAGTTTCTTCTTTCTTTACTGACGCAACAAAACTTGGAAGTTGTGGTCCTGCTTTCTTTGCTCTTGCTGCTCTTCTACGAGCAATTTCTTTATCTGCTTTACTTGCAAATTCTGGTTGTCCCGCAACGTCTGGATGTTCTGCTGCAACACCCTCACTGTAAATTCTTTTGAACTTAGAAATTCCAGACATATGAATAAGTAATACTTTTTTTTATTTATAAAAAAAAGAGGGGTCGTAACCCCTCATATTACATTTAATCCTGGTTTTAATACTTCATATTCTCCATTGTTAAAAATAACACCAGAATAATAGTCTTTACCATTGAACTCACAAAACATATTATATTCTCTACTATCTTCAAATGGTGTTATATCTATTAAGTTTCCATAAGTATTTTTCCAGATGCTATGGTATATCGCACATCCATAATTCTCATCATCAATATCTGTAATTAGATAATATCCACTTATTCTTTCCCCCCCATAAGTATTTACATACTTATTTACATTATTGTGGCAGTTTGCATCAGAACATAGAGGTTTAACTACCACAGGAACTTTCAATAGAATAGAAGAAAAACTACAATACTCTTGAAGTTTTATTACACACTCATCTTCTGGTAGTGATATTCTAAATTTTCTCTTCAATACTCCACCCATTTCTTCTTGGACCTCTTCTATCATACTTAATTGCGGCACTCATAGTAGCATATGAGATATTTTGAGATTTACAAAACTCCTTTAATCCACCAACAATAACATATTCTTTATTTTCTGGAGATGTGAGTTTCCAAATTTTTGCAGATGGTGGTTTAAAACCTGCAGCATATCTTTCCTTTGCCTTTTCACTTATTTTTCTTTTTCTTTCTTCACTACAAGGAATACCATAACTTGGATTATTCTCTCCCGCAACCTTTTTACTTATTTTCCTTTTTGTTTCTTCACTATGTTTTTTAGGTCCATATCCACCAACAGAAAGTTGCAAATTTCTTCTTTTTTCTATTTGGTCTTCCCACTTATCACCATATATTTCTTGGTATGTTTTTCCTCTATGATTTGGTGGTCTTGAGCTTTCACAAATATTTGTTAATATTCCACCCTCATCATATCGTATTCTTCCATATTTTTGTATTAATGATTCTTCATAAAAATAAGCATCATTTTCATTTTCAAAATATTCAACTATTTTGACTTCTGGTTCATACCCCTCCTTTCTTATTTTTTGTATTTTATTAAATTTTCTTTCATTATCACTTTTTGCTCTTGTTTTTTCGGACAAATGAAAATAAACCCGATCATCTTTTCCCTTTCCAACATAAAAAGGCAGATTGACTCTTGGGTCTATTAATTCATAAACATAATACATAAACAAGAAACTGAACTCTAATACTATTTATATAATATTATATTTCAGTTTCTTGTATTAGTCAAAGTTGAAATCCAGCAAATGTGTTTGCAGCAACATCTTGTTTAATTCCACCAACAATATAAGACTGCACCTGCGTTTGTTGTGGGCTGACTTGAAGTCCTTTGGAACTAATCCAATGCTCTGTCCAAGGAAGAGGATTGTTCTTAGCAGAAATATCATAAAGTGGTTTAATACCAATAGATTTCATTCGACGATTAGCAATCCACTCAACATAACTCCAAAGGAGTTTGTCGTTCAATCCAATCATTGAACCATCTTTAAACAAATACTCTGCCCACCTTTTCTCCTCATTTACACAATTATCAAAAGCACTTCTTACCCATTCCTCTTCTTCTTTAGAAATTTGTTGCATTTCTGCATCATCTCCTTCACGCCACTTATTGAGGATGTTTTGAGTAATGACAAGGTGCTGATTTTCGTCTCTTGCGATGAGAGAGATAATTTTAGCGGATCCTTCCATAAGTTTGAGTTCACCAAACGCAAAGCTGCAAGCGAACGAAACGTAAAACCTGATACCTTCGAGAATATTGACATTTGCGACTGCACGATAGAGTTTTCTTTTGAGTTCAATACGTTCATCTTTCGCATATCCAGCACCTTCTTGTGCGTGAACCCAAAGATTTGAGTTTCCATAAAGTTGTGCGGAATTAATAAAGTCATCATAAGCACCAGTAACTGATGATGCTCTTTCTAAAATCTTTTCATTATTTAAAATGGAATCAAAAACTTCTGTTGGATCAGAATAAACATTCTTAATAATGTATGTATAGGAACGACTATGGATCATCTCCATAAACTCCCAAACCTTCATACAGGCTTCCAATTCTGGAAGTGAACAGTAAGGTGCAAATGCCATCCCTGGACCACGACCTTGAACTGAATCCAAAAGAATTTGATACTTCAAATTAGAAGTAAAGATGTGCTTTTGTTCTGGACGAAGAGTTTGATAATCCGAACGATCTTTCTGCAAAGAAACTTCTTCAGGTCTCCAGAAATATCCTAACTGTTGTTGAGTTAATTTATCAAAGACAGGATACTTATAAGAATCATATCTTTGAACTCCAAGAGGAGCACCAAAAAACATAGGTTGCTTTTTGGCATCTACCTCTTGAGTATTAAATACGGTCATTCCTTCAATCATTTTTTCTTTCTCTGCAGTGATTCTAAATTTTACAGGATTCACAGTCGTCTTCCCCCCCTTCTAAAAGTTCTTTAACCAAATCGTCAATATTAGTTTTTTCCTCCTTAATTTCGTCGGTCTTATTGTCATATGTATTTTGATAATATGCCGTCTTATGCCCAAGTTTAAAACAAGTAAGCATATCTTGTGCCATTACGCTAACAGGAACTTCATTATTGGTATAATTTTCTGGATTATACGACCAGTTTCCAGAAATTGCTTGATCGAAGAATTTCTGCATAACTGCAACAATATTAATATAACCACGATTGCTAGGCATATCCCAAAGCAACGTATAGTTGTTTTTAAGATGTTGATATTGTGGAACAATTTGTTTGAGAGGACCTTTTTTAGATTTCTTAATTGATAAAAATCCACGAGGTGGTTCGATGCCGTTTGTGGCATTGGAGACGACAGAACTGGATTCAGATGGCATCTGTGCCGTAAGAGTGGAGTGCCTGAGACCAAACTCTTTGATTGATTGCCTTAACGCTTCCCAATCGTGCTGAAGAGCAACAGAAGAAACTTCATCCACATCTTTCTTGTAAGTATCAATTGGAAGAATACCTTGCGAATACTTAGTGCGATTAAAATATTCACAGGCACCCTTTTCTTTAGCAACTTCATTTGATGCTTTTAGAAGGAAATATTGGAACGATTCAGACAATTGATGAACCGCATCCCAAGCTTCTTGAGTATCGTAATTAAAACCAAGTTTAGCAAGATAGTGTGCCAAACCAATGTACCCAACACCCAAAGATCTACGTGCTTTGGTTCCAATCTCTGCAGCAACTACAGGATAGTTTTGATAATCAATCAATTCTTCCAAACCACGAACAGAAAGATTACAAAGATCTTCAAATTCATCATCAGACTTTACTTTGCCAACATTAACAGCAGAAAGAATACAAAGTGCAATCTCCCCATTGGGATCATCAATGTGTTGAAGTGGTTTTGTTGGAAGAGTAATTTCCTGGCAATTATGGACTAGAATATCATTTGCGAAGAAATTATGAGTTCCTTCTACTGTAATATCATAAACTGGGATTTCTTCTTCAAGATATTCAATCTTTAGCATTTTTTTCTCCTATTTTGTTCTAAAAGTTGTTTAGCAAGTTTTCTTTGAGTTTCGTCTCTATAATAAGGATTATACACCAATCCAGTTTGTTCTTCAATAGATTTATAAAAGTTTTGATGGTTTCCGTCAAATCTATTTTTGGAGAAATGTTTTGGAAACTTAATATTTAATTCACTAAGAGCAAACTCAACTATTCTTTTCCTTCCACCAATAAATCCATATTTTTTAGCAAACTTTACACCTACTTCTATGAGTTCCTCATCAGTGTATCCAGAATAGTTTGGATTATTGTAACCAATAGTTCTTATGGAAATACCATTTCTCCACTCTTCCTGAACCTCCTGTGAGCATCTTGGAAGCATCCATCCACCAGTTCCCCCCGAAGTAGCATTATAACCTTTAGTATCACTTTCAAAGAGTTTAATGAAGTGAGTTTCCTTTTCATTAATAAAGTTTTCATCTTCAGTTTGGTAAGTTTCAATCACAGATAAGTCCCAACAATCTTCCCCATATTTTCTAATAGCAGAATGAAATCTAAATTTAGAACCATTTCTTGCTGATGATAAATGACGATTCCAACGATGCTCTAATGGATATTCAGATTTTCCTATATAAGACTTTCCGTTTTTCTTATTCGTAATTTTATATACAATATAGGTTTTCATAATAGGAAGTGTAATCTCATAACTATTTATAAAATGTAGAAATTACACTCCCTATCCTATTAGTTAATTACCAACTCATCGGTTTCGGTTAGGTCTTTTGCCACTACATATCCACGATTTTTTGTGAATACTTGATGCTCTGGTGTAACTACAATACTCTTACCACTTTCTTCATCAGTAATTTTCATTACCTTTGCTTTTGGTGATGTTTCGGCAAATGCTGTAATAGGTGCCCATTCTTGTTGATTAGTTTCTATATTATAAGAAAGAACTTCTATTTGAGGAACATCATCACAAAGACATGCAATTATAGCTATCCTATCAGAAAGGTAAATTTCTAAATCTTCAATATGAATTTCAATCTCACAAACTCTCCAATCAGATACTTCACCAATATCATTATAAATGGGTTCTGGATATCTAATTTTGATTTTAGTATCACCAGAAACACAAAGATTACTCATCTCAACCTTATCCATAAAGGATGAGTGAGAATTGCAATGGTCGATATTCATAATGTAAATACGACCAGTTTCAGCACGTTCTTTCAGGAGGTCCAGAAAGAGTTCTTGAGCTCCGATAGTCTTTCTAGGAATAGACTCATCTCGTTCGTAACGTACATATAACTCGTCAAAAGCATCAGTTCCAAAAGCATCATACAGACCAGGAACTGCGTGTGGGGAGAAGAGAGAGACCTCTTCATTCTTGATGAATCGTTCATAGAACAGTTTAGAGATTTGGATAGAGTAGTCTAACTTACGAACACGGTTGTCTTCGGTTCCTTTGTTATTTTTTAGTACTAGGATATCTTCGATTTCTTGGTGCCAGATTGGGAAGTGGACAGTTGCTGATCCACCTCTGATGCCATTTTGAGTGCAGCATCGGACAGTTGCTTCAAACTTCTTGAGGAATGGGACAACACCTGTGTGCTGAACTTCTCCACCTCTGATTTTAGCGTTGATGCCACGGATTCTACCTGCGTTGATGCCGATTCCCGCCCTTTGTGCAACATACCTGCCGATAGCCATATCAGAACTAAAGATGCTATCGAGGGTGTCATCAACATCAACAAGAACACAGCTAGCAAATTGTCGAAGTGGAGTTCGCACTCCTGCCATGATAGGTGTGGGAATGTTGATTTTGTGTTTGGAGATTGCGTCGTAGTATCGTTTGACATAAGAAATTCTAGTTTCTTTTGGATATCTAGCAAAAATAGTCGCAGAAATCATCATATACATGAACTGTGGAGTTTCATATACTTGCCCAGCACTACGGTCTTGAACAAGATACTTATCAACTACTTGACGAAGACCAGCATAAGTAAATAGATAATCACGGTTATGATTAATATAACCACCAAGACGATTAAGTTCTTCCTCTGTATAGTTAGTCAAGATTTCTGAATCATATACTCCAGCAAAAACACATTTCTTAATATGATCTACAAAAGTAGGATGATCTTGAACTCTTCCATACAAAGATTTTCTCACCGAAAACAGAAGTAGTCTTGCTGCAACAAATTGATAATTTGGATTTTCCAAATCAATCAAATCAGATGCAGAACGAATTAAAATTTCCTGAATTTCTGCTGTTGTAATTCCATCATAGAATTGAATACCAGATTGCATCTCGACCTGTGATGCAGAAACACCAGAGAGGTCCCTACATGCCTCCTCAACCATTAAGTGAAGTTTATTGAGATCAAGAGGTTCATTATCACCACTTCTCTTAATTACCTTTGTACCGTTGCTCATACTCGTTTCCATCCAATAAGTTTTGCTTTTGCTTCTAATCCCATATAAGTATTTTCCTTGATGATTTTTGGGGCATCAATTCCTGAAAGGATCATATCATTAATATCCTTTTCTTTCAAGTCATTCGGCCAAATGACGATTGGAAATCGCATTTGTATTGCTTTTTCCATTCTATCTACGATCTGTTTATTTCGTTTTTCATTGTCATACACCATTACAAATTCTGTTGCAAAGTTGGATATGAAAAACATTTTATCGATGTCTGCACCAACCATAGCAATTGAATTATCCAAAAACATACTATCAATTGGTCCTTCAACAACATAAACAATTTTGTCGTAGTCTGGTTTATCCAAATTGTAAATTTTTGGATGTGTATCATCAAGAATAATTGTAATGTATTTCACCTTTGATTTTTTATTTAAACTACGACCTTGAAATCCAAATATTTCTCCTTTATTGATTAAAGGAATAATAATTCGTGGTTCGTCCCGTTCTACTTTATCAAAGGTGTGTTTTTGCGTGTTGGTCCATTCTTTAAACTTTTCACAGAAATACAATTCACACAGATAGTTGTTAGGTATTTTTCTATCTTCTAAGTATTTTCTTGCAGAATGTTCTTTATTTAGTTCTGCGATGGTAGGCAGGTCAAATGCCTTTTTTGAAAAATTTGGTTTCTCAAACTTAAACTCTGGGTTCTTTGTTTGAGACCTTTTTCCAGTAGTTCCTTCTTTATATCTTTCCATCACATACTGGTCGTAAAGAACAACATCTAAATCTTTGAGAAAGTTTGTAAATGTTCTAGAAGTTCCACAATTATGACACTTAAAATTATGGTCGTTCTTTAATTGGTAAATATATCCTCTTGCCTTACTCTTTGTCCTTTGACTGTCACCGCAGTAAGGGCACCGAAAGTTATAAAGACCTTCTTTTTTCTTAGCAAACTTATCCAGTCGGGAAGATACCAGCCCGATGTATTTGGAATCAACAAAACTCATTACAAAAAAGAATATTACTTCGTTCTCTCTATGCTACTTGAATTATGATGTGTTGTCAAGAGATTTAATGCGGGTGGGGCAAATTTAATGAAGATGGCAAGTACTGCTAAACCACCCAGTACTTGCCATCTAAATTTTGAAATACTTTCTACCTTTTCTTCTACTTTCCCTATTCTTTCACCCAACTTTTCACTTATTTGTTCGTGTTGTTCTTTTGATGATACTTTAATATCTTCAATCATCTTTACAATAATATTGTCTGTTCTATTGCACTGCTCAATCTTTTCATTATGAATGGCAAGCATTTGACTGATATTTTGACTCGTTTCTCCTATCTTCTGAATCGCAGTGTCAATGCGTTCCATCATCTGCTCGTAAACATTAATACGTTCTTCAAGTACTGCTATTTTTGTTTCTGTAGATGATGGTGGAAACATTTTACTAATTATTGTGGTGGGTTTCGTTTTTGCATCCAGTTCTTACGAGAACCTTTACCTAAAAATATATTTTTTTTATTTTTCTTAAAAACAGGTGGATTATCTGGTGGAAGTCCTGCTATATTTATTTGACCTGGTGGGTTTGTGGAATTTGTAGGAACAGCAGATGCTGACATTCCATCTTCAATAATATAATGTCTTACAATTGAAATAATTTTGTCTAGGGTAGATTCTTTCATTAGATTAAATTAAGTTGTTCTAAACAGTCTACATCAATTGGAATATTGTGAATTTTAGTTTTTGGAACTTCTGGCAACCTTCCAAGATAAACTATAAAAGTTTTAACAACAGTCCAAAATTCACTATCTATTTTATAAAACAATAAAGGTGTTGCTGCATCACCAAAAACATTATAAAGAATAATAAAATGATTAATCAAAAGGTGAGCATTTAGCTCACCAGTTGTTTTATGTCTCTTCAATAATCTCTTTATCCACTTGAACCTTTTTAGGTCCTCATAAAAATCATCTTTAGTTACAGATTGTGGATTATCATAATATTTAATAGCAAATAATAGATAATTATCCTCATTCAATTCATCAAATCTCATATCATGCTTTAATCGTTAAAGTAGTTGTCCCAATACCGACACCAGAAGTAGTTCCTGCACCAGCAATATTTTTAACTAATCCATTAATAACTTTATCTACTGCTGCACCACCAGAGAAATCGGTAATTGTTCCAACTACTCCATTTCCAGTAGCAATTCTTAAAACAGTTCCAATTCCAGTTGAAGGTGCAGTAAATGCAAAAGCAACTCTATTGGTTATTTGTCCGTTAAAAGTAATTACAGTTTGCCCTACTCCAGGAATATTGAGTGAAACTGGAGCCCCTGCAGAAGCAGCAGTAGCAACAATATTTGAACCAGTAGATGGAGTAATGAGAACAGTTGCACCAGCAGAACAATAAACTGCTTCGTTCCAAACTATGTGAACGTATCCAGTAGTCCCAGTTGCAATTCCAGTTGTTCCACCAGCACCAATACTAATTGGAGATGCAAGGTTTGGATCCTCAAAGAAAACGGCAATTGGAGTAGCAGTCCCGAGACCAACTGTACTTGTGCCAGAACCAGTGGTATTCAATCCAGAAACTTGTACGATCAACTCGTCATAATAACTTGTAGAAAGACCAGAATGCATTCTGGTTCCATAATGCCTATAAGTCCATCCAGCATTTGTTGCAAAGCAATTATAAGGACTTCTGTTCTTGTCAGTTGCTTCAAATTGAGAATTAATTGCAGAATACTCACCAAAGTATTTGGGAATTGCATAATTATTTGCTGCAGTCTCTGCGTTTGTTGAAATACCCCAAAGTGCCATGTGATTTCTCGTTAATTTTTTTCCTAAACTTATTTATAAAAATATGGGAGTATCAAACTCCCCTAATATTCATTTATTATATTTATCAGCAGTTCCATTTTCTTAATGAAAGTGCCTTTCTTGTTGGTCTTCCCTTTTCATCCTTCATAGGACCAGGCATCCCACCCATACGAGCACAGAAAGACTTTCTACGTTTTGCTGATTTACTATCAGGGTCAAGTTTTGATGGTGGAGTTGTAACTGGTGGTTTTAGATTATGTCCTTGTGCTTTAGCAGATGCTCTACCTTTAGCATTTAGACCACCTTCAGGATTCTTTCCTTCCTCACGTTGCCAAGCAGCAGTTTTTGCTTCACCAATAATTCCAGAATTTAATTGAAAGTTCTTTTTCTTCTTTACGTCCACTGCTTTTTTGATAATCATCATCGCAAGAACTTTTTTTCCATCATCCTCACATCCACATTCTTCTGAAACAGGTTCAGTTTCACCAGACATATAATCAGCAACACTATCAATATAATCTGCTGCTTTTGAGATTTTGGATTGAACCCAAGCAGGAAGTTGTTGATTTGGAGATTTTATCTTTTTACGAAGAGTTTTAACTGCTCTTTCCATCGTAGCAAGTTCATTATGAACCATTCCACCTTCCTGGTCCTTCTCCTCTTTCATGGTTGGATTGATTTCAATTTTATTTTTACCACGCATCACATCAATAATTTTTTTCTTTTCTGTTTTATCAGTTTTATTAGTCTCATCTTCAACTTCAAAAAGCAATCCCTGCTCAATAAGAAATTCATCTCTCCAATTGGAATATTTTTCTTTAATGTTTGATGTATTTCCTTTGTATGGTCTTTTTACTTTATTTGCTTTATCAATTCTTCTGCTAAGAGCATTTTCCCCACCTCGTCCAATAGTAGAAAATTTTCCAGATATAGTTTTACCAGCAAGTGCAATTGATCTAGCTTGATTTCCAACAGGAAATCCATATATGGTTGGTGCTTTATGTGCAACACGTTTTGTTGGTTTTGCTTCTTGACCCTTTGGTCCAGCAGGAGGTTTTGGTCCATTTGGTCCAGAAGGAGGAGTTGGACTACCACCAGAAGGAGGAGTTTGCCCTCCACTGGGAGGTCTACCACCTAAAAGTCCACTTTTTCTTGGTTTCTTCTTTGGTATTTTACTTTCTACATCATTTTTTTCTGCCTCTGCTGCTGCTTTTTTTGCTTTATGTTTTGCTACAGCGTAACCAATCCCTGCTTTCGCAATTCCACCAGCAAGAGATGAAACATTTCCAACTACCTTTGTATAAGCAGTCGCATCACTATCTCTCTGTGAAATTGATTGTGTTTTAATATCAGAAAGAGCAGCACTTGCAGCTTGTCTGGGTTTATTTTTAATATCTTCTAATTCTTTATTTTTCCTTGCTTCAGCATTTTTTCTAGCTTGGTCGATAGAGAATTTAAGTTGTTCACCTTTTCTCTTCTCCCTTTTTTTTGCTAACTTATAGTATTTATTTTTTGATTTTTGTGCTTGTGCTTGTTTTTCCTTTTTATTTTTTGTTTGTTCGTCTTTCAATGCTGCTTCACCTGCTTTTCTAATTTCAGCAGCAGTCATATTTTTTTTATCTTTTGCTTCAGTGATAATTTCCTTCCAAGGTCTCATTTTACTTAGATACTTTTTTCCTACTGGTATTTATATTTTTCTTCATTGTTGGTTTTATTTTAACATCAGTATAAGAATTTACTGGTTGTCCTGGTGTCATCTTTTGTGTATGTGCTCTGTATTCACAAGTCCCAACCTCATAAACTTCACGAACATCTTTCAACCAACTCTTAAACATCACACCTTCTTTCGTTACGCAAATTAAATGATTTGCTCCTCTACGAAGAATTCTTCCAACTAATCCACTATTTAAATTTTCTACCAAAGCACCAACATCAAATAAACCATTCTTTTTATAATTCCATCTCATTCCCTCATAATCCAATTCCGGAGCAATCTTCCAGATTTCAGTATCTTCACTCACTTTCATTGAACGAGAAACAGTATTAAACATTTCCTGTTTCTCTGCGGTATCCATATTTGCTGGAAGTCCAGTAGCAAATCTTTCATAATCTCCTGTTGCTGCTGCTGTTCTCATCATCGCAGAAGAACCAGGACTTTCAACATCACTATCAGGGTCTTTTATTCCAGATGGGACTACCTCAATATTATTGAACTGATATTGCTGTCCGTCTCCTTTATGAACTAAACTTTGGAATTCACCAAGTCTATCTTGTCCCGTTATGATTACAACATCAGTATATCCATCATCATACACAGAACCCAAAACATCAAAAATAGTTTTTGCATTATCACTATCTACAATATACTCCGCATACTCTGGGAACATCGATTGCATATAAGAAATCTTCAATCCTGGATTGAGTGGATTTGTTGCTCCATCTTCAATACGACTTGGATAAACTCTAAACTCAAATCTTCTTCGAGTTGCCTGAGAATATCCTGCTTTCAATAATGCTCCGTGATTTTTGGATGGTGGATTGAATCTTCCAATTACAATAGCAACACCATTCACTTGCTCTGGTTCTGCTTGCTGCTGCTGTGCTACTTGTTGTGGTGCTTTCTGTTTCTGTTTTACTGTTGCCTTCTTCTTTTCTCCTTGTTGCTGTTGTTCGTCAGCACCACCTTGACCGAAATATTTTAACTTTCCACCTACAGTTTTTGCTACAAAATTTCCTTGAGTATCATACCAATCACCATGACCGTTTCCTTTAAGTCCGCGGTTCTTTGCTTCAGTAGACGCAAGTGTTTCTACTGCTTCTTTAATAAATCTAGCAAAACTTTTCATTTATATGGTATTTTTAGTTATTTATTCACTAGAAACTGTCACGAAGTAATCTCAAATCATTAGCATCATCTAATGAAAAATTACTTCTCGCAACACCTTCACTTTTTAATGTTAATGTTGGTCTAAATGTTCCATTACTATTACTTGTTTTACCTCTAACAACTAAACTAGCAGATGATGGAGCAAATCTTGGTATATCAATTGGAAGTTTTGAATTTAAACCCATTCTATCATTACCAAGAATATAAAATCCTTCATTTTTTATCTGTATATAATTTATACCCTTACTATTATAATAAGATATAATTTTAGAAACAATATCTGGTCCAGATGCTATTGTTGTTTGTGGAAATGGATTTGCTTTTCCAGTTTTTTCAATTAAAAGTTTTTCATAATATAAAACTTTACCAAGACTATTATTATTGATAATATCTCGCAAATCAGTAGCAGTCAATTCATTATTTGGTAGTCCCCAAGTTTGTTGTATTTTTCTATCTACATCATATTGCGAATAAAGATAATTATACAAACTAACTATTGATTGTGGTTCTGTTCCATCAAATTTTGCGACCCAAGAAGTTCCATTAAATGTGATTGCCTTTTGCCCAAAGTCAGCCTGTGTGGTTGTTTTTGCTTCAACTAAAAGTGTCTGTCCTGGATTGTTAACAGAAGGTATAGTTAAGTCTGGACCACTTCCAAATCCAGCATTTTTTGGAATATTTTTAAAAACTGATTTTAATTTATTTCTAAGAGTAATCTCATATTGTTTTCCTGCTAGTGCTGGATTAGACATAAAAAATCCCCCCCTTTCTTGTATTTAGAAAGAGAGAGTTAAAATTTATTCTTTTACTTGTTCTTCGATCTTCTCATCAAGAAGACCAATTACTTCTCGAATTTTATTAATCCTTTCCGTTGGAAACTCATAACTATATCCTTTTTGTGCGTCAAAAAGAACTTGCCTCACAGTTGCCGCAGAAATCAAATCAATTTTAATACTTACGTTTTTGCTCATCAAATGTCTCCCTCTTCACGATTTTCACTATAATATGCGTCAAAAAATCCATCTGGATAACGCTTCATCAGTTTATCAATATTTGTTTGAACCACTTCATCAAAGGAAACATCAAGAGCAATACAAGCCTGAGCAACATACCATAAAGTATCACCAAGTTCCTTAATTAAGTGCGTGCGAGTCTCATCATTCCAAGACTTACCTTGAAAAATAAGTTTCTTTACAATTTCAAGGAATTCACCACCTTCAGCATTAATTCCAACACCAGCAGTTAGGAGTCTTTCGATATTTGCACCCTTTTCATCCAGCTGAACCATACGGTCAGAAAGAGCAAGAAAATCTTTAGATGCATCACTTGTAACAGCATCTACAAAGTTTTGATATTTGCCAAAATCAATTCGTTGAGTCATAGTATTTAAAATTTAAATCCTGAAAATTTACTTTTTTTATCTTCTTCATAAGTATACTCTTCTTCTTGTCCTGAGTCAAGTTTTTTTATGCTCCATCCTTTATAAGTTTTTCTTTCCCCTTTTAAAATTCTAGTAAAATAACTTTGAGAAAAATTATTTTCCCTACAAAATTTTGCTAAATTTTTTATTATCAATACCATTCCATTTTTATTTTCCAGTTCATATGTATTTTTACAATGAGACTTTGAAATTTTTTCTTTACAACTTTCAGTCAAGTTTCTTCCAGTTTTATATACAATCATTTTATCAACTGTTTCTTTTGAAAGAACTTTTCCTTTATGTGCTTTGCTTAATTTTTGTTTATGTTCTTCACTTAAAGTTTTACCAAGAAGTTTTTGCCTTCTTTTTTCTATGGAACTTTGTGATTGTTTAAATCCTCTAGAACACTTACCACCTTCTTTGATATTAAATCCATTATTTACAGTATCATAATATTGAATCCAATATTTTTCCCTTTCATCTAATAGATTTATATTTTCAACTTCTTCAAGTATACCATAAACAAAATTATATTTACTATATTTTTGTATTGCTCTACTAATTTTAGTTTCATTAATTGTTCTAAAATGACGAAGAATTCTTCTCTGTAATTTTTCTACAGTTTGTCCTATGTATTTTTTACCAGTAGTTAAATTATGAATACAGTAAATAATTCCCATTAGAATTTAAATCCAGAAAATTTATTAGTTTTTGATTCACTATTTCTTTCTGGTGATTCGTATTCCTCATCTTTTCCAGAATTAATAATATCTTTTTGTGCAGATTGTTCGCAATCATAGAGACGCATTTTTTCTCTATCAACACCAACAACAAACCTCTTATATTTATCAGTTGAAGAATAACGGTTCTTCAATTGTTTCACCATAATCTGTCCCAACCCCTCCAACTCTTCTGTGCTAATAAGGGCAAACATAAGGTCAGCAGTAGCAGGAAGACCAAAGGATTCACTAGTATCAGTAAGGTCAGGATCGGAGCTAGAAAAACCACTACGAGTAGTCTGGGTAGCGGAAACAATTGGAACATTTGCTTCAACTGCAAGACCACGAAGTTCTTCCGCAATTGCTTTGACATAAGAGTAAGAATTGACTGAAAAATTACTCTTATATCTTGAGGACCCACAAATATTAAGGTAGTCAATGAAAATAATATCAGGTTTAAATGATTTCTTAAGAGAGAGTTCATTAAGAAGTGCTCTAAAATGACCTGCGTGTGCCGAAGCAGTTGGATACTCTTTGATAATCAGAGTTCCTTGTGTTTTCTTCGCAATATTATTTACTTTCGTATCAAACATTACTTTTGGCAATGTTTCAATATCTTTGATATTAACATTTAAGAGATTTGCGTCAATTCGTTCAGCAATTTTCTCCTCTGCCATTTCAAGCGTAATGTACAATACGTTCCGTCCTTGGAGCAACACGGAGCTAGCCACATGGCACATAAACAAGGATTTACCTACACCTGTATTGTGAGAAGAAACACCATTAGTATAATACCTATGATTTGGATGATTTACATTAATATCAACAATAGGTATTTGATTTCCTGTCTTAAAGACACTTCCAAGTTTATAACCATTTTTAGTTATAAAATGATTTGTCTTATATTTTTCATAAAGGTGTGATGCTTTCATCCACCCAAAAGATGTTTCAAATAAATGGTCAGCATTACATCTCACAGGTTCTCCATCATCAACCTTTAAAACATATTCATCATACATTCCTTTGTTAATGAAGAAATTGACTGGAACATATCCATCAGGCGAATCAACTTCTACCTCATATCCATTATCAAGTAATGTTTTGATTTCAGCAATTGTTGTTTCTTTTTCAATCCACATTTTATATAAATAATAGTATTAGCAGTAGCAGGGACAGGGAATGTTTGATCGTATCTATTCTAACCTATGTGAAGGTAATAAGTCAAGAAGAGAAAACTATAAAAAATATTCAGGACTACACGAACACCATATTGTTCCTAAACATATGGGAGGAACAGATGATGATTGCAACCTTACATACTTGAATGTTAGAGAACATATCATAGCACATTATTTACTTTGGAAGATTTACAAAAATCCAAATGATTTAAGATCTATGAAAATGTTGGGAGCAAACTTATCACCTCAACACAGAAAAATAATAGGAGAGTTTTGTAGAGATAATCAACTTGGTTTCTTTTCAACACCAGTAGAAGAAAGAAAAGAATGGATGATTAGAGGAATAGAAACTCAAAAACAAGAATATTTAAATGATAAAGTTAAAAATTTTTATTATTGGAGCACAGAAGAAGGCAGAAAGGAAAGAGCATCTCTTGGAGGCAAGAAGAGAGCATCAAAAGAATTTAATTACTGGGCATCCAATCAAGGAAGACAAGAAAGAGCATCTCTTGGAGGAAAAGCACACAAAGGTAAGAAGGTAATGCACTTACCAGGAACAAAAGGATGGAAAAGAATACTTCCAGAAGATGTTGATATGAAGTCAAACGAGGGTTGGAAATTTGGAACTGGAGAACCAGCACCAAATTCTAAAGTTAAAAAATAATAGTTAAAATTGATATGAATAAAAAACCACTCAATAAGTGAGTGGTTGAAAAAGATTTTATGATTTTATCAAATCATCTTTTATTCCTGTTATAAGTTGCTCTTACGGCATCAAAAGATACTCTATCCTTTTCCTTCTCATCATCAGGAAGTTGGGAGTATGGAGTATCTGCAAGTTTTGCTCTTTTTGCTTTCTTTTCTGGTGTTTGGTCTGTGCTTGTTCTCGCAGTTTTTGCCCATCCCTGATGAACTGCATCAGCACCTGCTTCTCTTGAAGTGCCACTTCCACTTCTTAATCCTCTTCTAATCGCACGAAGAGCAGCAGCAGCAGAGGAACGATTTGCTGCCCTACCAAAAGAACGCTTATCACCAGATGCTCTACCATATCCATATCTTGAATCTAATGCTGCATCAGATGCTTTTTCATATTCACTATCTTCTTTCTCCATAATATCATCTCTCCAATCTTCACTCATATTCACCATAATTGCTTCTGCTGCTTCTGGGGTTTCGGCATATCCTTCATCAAGTAAGTGTGAGAGGATGATGTCGTAAATGTCTTCCGTTATACCCATTCTTTTCCTTGCTCTTTCCTTTTCTTGCTTACTTGCGGCACGAACTCCTGATAATACTTGTCTGTCGTATTTGCGCTTACTTTTTGGTAATCTCTGTGGTCCTCTTACATAAGTAACACCACCAAGAGTTCCTTGACTACTTCTGCTTTGTGATAATTCTGGAGTTATTAAAGGTCGTCCGTGTCTCTGATTATACTGAAATCTTCCTCCTTCGGCACCTTCAACAACTTCCATATATGCTTCTTGAAGGGCACGAATTTCTTGTGAGTTCATCTTTTTTTTTATTTTATAATTTTATTTATAGTTTTAACTTCCTAAACCTAATTTTAACTTTGGTTTCTGGATGAACACAACCAGCAAGTGCGATATTAAGAGTTTTGTTAGGAAGACCCCCTTTGGTAATTTTGTTAAAATATTCCAAATCAAATGGGATTTTGTCTTCTTTTCTGTGATAAGAGTCATATCGTTCTTGGTAATCTTTTAGGTAATCGTGTCCAATGTGGCTATCAAATCCAATAGCAAGTGCTTCTTGTAAAATTGTTGGAATGGAATCTCTAGATTTCTTTTCATCTTGCCCGTCAGCAATTTTAATACTTTCCATAAGAGCAAGATAAATTGCTCGATCTTTACACCACTTTTCAGTAGTATCTATCAACCACTGTTTATCTGCTGGTGCATCATCAAGTTTAGAAATATAATCACAAATAATTTTGTAAGTATCTTCTGTAATATCAGTTCTTTTTTCTGTTTCAATCAAAAGAACTTCTTTTGTTGCTAGTTGTTCATAGGCAACAATGAATTTACAAATCTCTTCAAAAACTACTTTCTCGTGAAGATTTTCAAAATATTCATTTTTAATAAAAGGTAATACTTTTCTACAATAATCATTATTGAAAAGTAAATTTCTCAAAATAGTAGTTTCGACTTTTTCCATTACTCCTCTATCTATGGATTTCGTTTATGGTGTGGAGCATCAAATACAAAAGTAATTCTGACTTCATCACCAATATTTTCAGCACTATGGGGAAGTTTATTGTTAAACCAAAAGAAGGTTCCAGGTTCAACAATCACAGTTTCATCCCCCACACTATACCTGTATTTTCCTTGAATGGAAAGGTGATATCTATCCTTTGTAAGATAATAAGTTCCCTCATCGATATGAGTTCCAACAATCTCCCCAACAGGTAAAGAGAGAAAAGCACAACGACGTATTTTTTTAAAATATGTCTTTAAGAATTTAAGAACTTCTGTGTGCTTTTCATATGCTGGTGTTTGAATACAAATTTCAGTATCACCAACATATTGTCCTTCCTTTTCTATTCCACCAATTATCAACTGAAGAACATCAACTGTAACAGTATATTTTGTTGGGTCAAGTTGTTCTATTTTTTTATCTTTAATATTCTTTTGTGATCCCCAGTCCTCTGGATATTGTTTTATTTGTTCTAATATTTTAGATACATCAATTCCAGTTTTTATAACTCGAATATTTTCCATTATCCATAAGAAAATTCCTTTTTTGCTGCTTCATCAATTGCTTGCATCACTTCTGGTGTGAAATATTTCTCTGGATTTTCATTAATAGTTTTTCCAAATTGAGTTGTGCCATCTCCGACATCATAACGAGTTCCCACCTTCTTAAAGATTTCATACTTTTCAGCAAGATCAAGAAGACCATAATACTTATCAAGACCACGTTCATCATAATACAAACGCACCTCCACTTCTTTGTTTTCTTTACTCAAACGAGACTTTTGTGTCTTACATTTGATGATATTGCCAACAACTTCTGTTCCATCCTTTTCTTTTTTCTTAGAAAGATAAATGATAGAAGATGCTGCATATTTAAGACCAGAACCACCACTCATTTCTTTCATAGGAACATAAGAACCCACAACATCATAAGTGTGATTAGTCACAATCATTGGAATGTTTACTTGACCCAGTTTAAGAGTAAGCATACGGAAAGCACCTTTCACCAATTGGGATTTAGTCATATCCCTTACCTGCTTGTCATTCAAACTATCTTCAATTTCTTTCGTTGTAGAAAGCATACCAAGACTATCAAGAACAAACATACAAGGTTTACGTTCTTCTGGTTTTTTCTTTTGATATAAATCAACTGCTTTGAGTGCCTTTGATCTAAACTCCTCAATTGTAACTACATTAATAACTACAATTCTAGAAACATCAAGTCCTCTACTTTCGAGCATTGATTTTGTTACTGCAGCCTCAGTATCAAAGTAGAGACAATAACCATCGGAGTGAGTATCAAGAAAATTCTTAACCACAGCGAGAGAGAAGAAAGTTTTTCCAGTAGAAGACTCTCCAGCAATAGCAGTAATTTTATTCCCAGATACACCACCAAATATGCTACCTGAAACCAGTGCATTAAAAATATACGAACCCGTGTCAACATAAGTCTCAGTTTCATCAATATCCGAGGCAAGAGATGCATATTCTCCGCCAATTTCTTTTACAATATCTTTTAAAAAATCCATTAGTTAAAAAACGATTCTAAGTTTACAGTTTTTTCCACTTTCCAGTTAATTGCATCCAAAATGACTTTCATCGGTTCCAAAAATGCTTTACTGAATTGTAGGTCATAATCAATATATTTGTCTAGTCCAAATTCCTTTGGAAATTCTTGAATATAAGAAATTACGTTTTCGTGAATTGGATTTGGAAGTTTCAAATAACAAAATTTAATCTTTTCCCCATTTTGAATTTTCGCATACTTCTTATCCAACTTCTTTTCTTTAATTAGATGATTATAAAGAATTGCTCCCCTTGCGTGAATTGGAGTTCCTTTACTATAAAGAGTCGATGAAGATTTATGTTTATTCACATCATTAATTGAACGTGGAAATGAAATTTCTTCTGGAGGAAGTTGATTAAATGTTTTACGAAAATTATCTATAAAGGAAATCAGTTCGTCTTCTGTTTTAGTCATCACAATTTTAAGAGCATCTTTAATCTTTTGACGACAAGGAGCAGGAGTAGAAGATTTAACTGCTTCCAATCCCATAATCTTTAATTTAGGTTCATCATAACGAACACCTTCACTATCCCAAACATTCAAGATATAACGCTTTTTGGCAGTCCAGATTCCACGGTCAGCAATATTTTCCCGTTTCATCTGCATCTTCTGGTCGTAAGCATTCACATAGTCCGCCAATTCTTGGTAAGAACTCTCAATATATTTTTCAAATTCCATCTTACAGACCTTATCAAGGAACCCAACAATTTCCTCAGTAGTTTTTTCTCTTCCTTTGTATACAGTCTCAACAAAAGGACCCATATTAAGATAGATAGAATCAGTATCTGAAGCAATAACATAATCAACATCATTTGTTTTAAGAATTTTGTTTAAGTATGAGTTCATTTTACCTTCAATCCAACGAATGGAAACTTGTCCAGACATTGTGATTGCTTCGGCATTTGCTAGTTTATAATACCTGAAATACTGATTTCCAATAGCACCGTAAGCACTATTAAGAGAAATCTTTTTTGCCATTTGGATGTTGTTGCATCTTGCAATCTCCTTTTCCAATTCTTTTGTCTTGGTTTTTTCATATTGCTGTTTCGCAACCAACATCTTTTTCTTGAAGATTACACGGTCGTTATACATTTTCTCCATTAGTTCTGGAAGAAACCCACGAACATCTTTACGATACATTGCACCATTCGGGCATATCGCATATTCATTATAATTATCAAATTTGACTTGACGATTTAATATCCTTTCAACAGTTGCGCTGGGATGTCTTTCTTCCAAGAGTGTCTCTGGTGAGATATTGTACTGCATAATAAGGTGAGGATAAAGAGAATTAAGGTCAAAAGAAACAACCCAATCATACTTTCCTGGAATCGGTTCCTTGACATATGCCCCCGCAAATTTATCACTCTTTTCTGAACGGTCCTTAGGAGGAATAACAATATTCCTTTTCTTTAAGTAGTTATAAATGATTGCATCCCAAGTTCTTACCTGAAAGAACACATCATTGAAATTGACCTTAGCATCATATGCCATCGTAAAACATAGTTCGATGAGTTTCATCTTGTCTTCCAATTGGTCTACAAGTTCTACGTCTCGAATGTTGTAATCAATAAACTTTTGCCAATCTTTTGTATAAAAATCTTTAAAAGTCTCAAACTCAGAGTGATCCAATTTCTTTTGACCTAGTTCAACATTAGCAATATGGTCTAGACGATAAGATTCCTGTGCCTTATAAGTAAATTTCTTATAAAGGTCAAGATAATCAATAACAGAAACCCCAGCAACTTCATAAGAGATTTGTTCTCTTCCTTTAATTACAAGTTCTTTTCTTCGAATATTCCCCCAAGGAGAAAGACGACGTGCTTCCTTTTCACCGAGAATTCTATCAATTCTTCCAGCAATATAAGGAATATCATACAACTCACAGTTCCAACCTGTAATTACATCAGGAGTTTCCTTTTCCCAAAATGCGAGAAAGTGTTGAATCAAATCAATTTCATCCCTACATTCAACATACATAACATCCTTACGAGTATTAATATAAGGACGAGAAGCAAAGCAAATAATATGCTTTGTTGCGTAATTTTGTAAGGTAATTGCTAGAAGTTCTTCCGCACAATCAAATACATTTGGGAATCCATTTTCAGAAGCAACCTCAATGTCGATTGTTGCAAGACGAATTTTCTTAATATCAAACTTAATTTCATCTTCTGGATAAGTTTCAGAAATATATTGTGCTTTGTAATTATCATTACCGTAAACAGTAAATCCTTCTACATTTTCATATTTCTTCAAAAAATCCTTGCAGTCAGAAATCTTTCCAGGTTGAATTGGTTCAACACTCAACCCATCAAGAGTCTTATACTCACTTTGTTTTTTGGAAGTCACATAGAGAGTTGGTTGGAACTCTTCTTCTGATTGAAAATACCTACCGTCTTCATAACCACGAACCAACATTTTATTAAATTTTTCATAGACGTTGGTATAAAATCTCATTTTACAAGTTCAGTGTATTCATCAAGTAATTTTCCAGTCGGTTCAACAAGAGTTAAAATCTTGTCTGAACTCATCATAATTTCTTCGTCATTTGTAATTCCCTTTAACCAAGGAGAAAGACTTCCATCATCAGAAATCAAATATGGTTTTATTAACCTACAATTTGGTTCTCCAAAATCAACCAATACTTCTTGAATTTCAGTGATTAAATTCAACTGATTCATTAAGATTAGAACTTGAACTGTCGGGTCTGACATCACTTGTTGTTTCATTGGTTCCCCCATCATTTGGTCCATTGACATTGTGATTTCCTCTTCCATTCATTCTATCCTCATAAGATTTCTTTAAAGTTGCTGCTGGTTCTACAATTGTAACCACCCAATCTGGATTAATTGCGATATCAGTATCATCGGACAAGGGCATCCAAGGATATACTGAGATATTATATGCTCTGGTTTCTAACTGTTCTGAATCTTCCATCAAAACTTGTGGCCGAGTCAGTTTTACGACATAAGGGTCAGAAAAAATATAAGAAACAGTTTTATTTGTTTCTTCTGAAATTGCTTCTCTAATATCTGCGATTACATCTTCGCCAGATTTCAATAGTGCGAGTTTTACAGTCATTTTATTCACATACCTGTTGTAATTTTAACAAAAAAATGGGGAGGCGTCAAGTTTCTTCTCTCTTTTTTGCTTCTCTCTTTTTTGCTTCTCTTATCTTAGCTGCCTCACTCATTTTTCTTTTTGTTTCTTCGCTCATTTGCTTTTTTGCTTTACTCATTTTTCTTTTTGTTTCTTCACTTTTTGGTTTTCCACATAAAGATTTACTCAACTTTTCCTTAGTTTTATCGGAAAGTTTTCTACCCTTATATAAGTTAGAAAGGTAAAGTTTAGCATCTTCTGGAAATATTCTACCTTTACTTTTCTCACCTATCTTTTTTTTAGTTTCTTCACTATGTTTTCTATTACGCATTTTTTGTTTAGTTTCTTCTGTATGAGAAACAAATACAGGAGGAGCATCACCCCCATCAGTCTTTTTATTTTTTCTCCCCAATATACTTATTATATAAACTTCGTGTCTATATGCTTCATTTTCACTTAAATTTTTCTTTAATAAAATAATTTTATCGTTGGTGGGCACCCTAACTGAATGATTTTTATCCCAGGCTCTATTGCCCTTTCCCTTACCAATATAATAAGGAATATTATTTTCATCAAAATAAGCATAGGTATAATAATTCATTTAAACATTCCTACCTTTTATTGGTATTTATAAACAAAAAAGGGAGGATTGCTGGATTTTGCCAGTTGCCTCCCTGCGACGACGATATTCAATTGTATTTATAAACCACCACTATCACCACTTGCACCACCAGAACCAGTATCAGTTCCCTTAGAACACACCCTTTTTTTTAATCTTTTATAGAATACTGTATTTCCATAACATTTTTCTTTTGGGTGATATGGTTTAGTTCCAAAGTCACCTTTCACTTCCTGAATTATCTCCACGAACTCCCGAAATGATTTCATAAACCTTCTTCTTTTGATGCTCTGGAATAACTCTATTTAGTTTGACAGTTAGCAATCCATCAACATAAGAAACATCACCGACAACCACATCATCCGATAAAGTCCAGGTGCGAGTAAATGCTCTCTTTGCCAATCCCTGATGTAGATATTCATCACAAGTATCACCAGTTTTCTTTGCTTCTACAAAGAGTTTATTCCATTCCGTAGTAACTTCAATATCTTCTCGTTTATATCCAGCAAGTGCGATTTCTAGCCTAAAATCAACACTACTTTCTTTAACTAGATTGTATGGTGGATAGTTAGTATGCGTATCAAACGCAGTATCAAACCTTTTAAACCACTCATCCATTCCAATACTATTTTTTTGAATTTCTAATAGATACTTAGCAGTTTCTGGTACTGAATAAGTAATCGAACTTGTTCCGAACATAATAGACCTCCTTAAAGCGTCTGTAAGTGAATAATGTCCCCGAAGGCAACATCATTAGTATATATTCAAAAATATAAAAAAGGGGAGTGATGAACTCCCCACTTTCTTATTCGGTTTCCTCTTCCGTGCGTTTCTTTTTGGCACCAATATTGTATTTGGTCTCTAAAATCCAATCTGCCTTATCCTTATAGGCAAGGACTTTGATTTGATTGAGTGGAGCAATATCAGTAATCTTTTCTGGTTTGACGATTGTAATCAATCCCCAATCAGCAAGAAGTTGAATAATGCGATTGCGACGTTGTACGTCATTCGCAGTTAGATTTGCGTGTTTGCCGTCAAGAGCAAACAATTCCTTAAAGTGTACGAGGTAATACTTACCTTGCTTATGAAGAATATGGCAAGATTGATAAATTTTCTTTTCTTTACGTGATGCGACACCAATACGAGTGAGTGTTTCACGAACCTTCAAAAAATCATCAGGTTCATTCAAAATCACTTCAACCATTTGGTCTTGTGCCCAAATCACAATAGGTTCATTTACAACACTCATTTTGTTCCTCCAGTTTCAAGTTTTGATTTTATAAAATCGAGTTGTTCTTTTGTAAGAATATCCAAAGCTTGCTTTGCTTTCTCATTACTATATCCATAGTAAGATTTAACTAATTCAAGGTCTTTGATCTTTTCTTGTTTTAACCAAGGAGAGAATCTCTTCTTTTTCCTGATAATATTTATAAAAAAATCATATTGAAGTTTTTTATCTAATGAGGAGAACTTATTCATCTCATTAGCATACATCAAACAATCAATATGACCCGACAAACATCTGTTAATAATATAAGGTGCGTAATCGGTTTTGGAGGAAGGGTCTTCATCCATAATATTCTTTTTGGTTTGATTGATTGAGTTCAACCAATCCTTCAATTCAATCTTCATTCTTATAAGTTGCTGGATGAAAATTACAATACTCATTAAATACAATCTTACATTCTTTGTGAGTAAGATTGCAATGCTGTGCTGCTTTTGGGAGATTCCATTTAGCAACAAAAAGCATTTCCATTGCTTCTCTTGTTTCTGGTTTCATTTAAAACTACACTCACACATAATTTCGGTTAATGCTGCTAAAAGGTTAATCTCCTGGTCAGCCACGAACGCAATTTGATATTGGTACTTAGCAACAATAAGAACGGCAGCGGGGATAGACTGGGGTGAAAGGCAATCATAACAGGAGTCATAAATCCTGCGAAGAATGACACCAGGGTCGTTGTCCAGGTTGGAGACCACCCACTTTCGGACTTCTGGAAAGTTTTTATTTTTGAGATAATTGATAAGGTCATTTACGGCAACGTCAGAAAAGGATGCAAGAATTCCACTATCTATTTCACCACCAACAGAGTATCTTTGGCATTCATTGAGAACTCTCCTCCAATCGGGAAAATGCTTATTGATTAGTTCGGCAAGAACTTTCGGATTATATTTGATACTCTCTTCATCCAAGATGTTTTGCAAACGCTTGAAGAAGGATCCTGCCAACTGGGCTTTTTCTTTTCCTTTGATTGAGAACTCAACGACAGCACATCGAGAATGGAGGGGTTCGATGATTTTGTTTTTGTAATTACAGGTAAAGATGAATCGACAGTTGTTATAAAATGCCTCAATATTTGCCCGTAGTAAGAGTTGAACGTCGTTGCCCGTGTTATCAGCCTCATCGATGATGATGACTTTGTGTTTACCAGTTCCTTGAAGTGAGACGGTCGAAGCAAAGTTCTTTGCTTGGTTCCGTACAGTATCCAGGAAACGTCCTTCGTCGGATCCGTTAATGACATAAAAATCTACCCCCATCTCATTACATAATGCCTTTGCTACTGTGGTTTTCCCCACTCCAGGAGGACCAGCAAGAAGCAAATTTGGAATCTCACCCTTATTAAGAAAATCAGTAAATGTTTTCTTAATACTCTCTGGGAGAATACAATCTTCAATAGTCTTTGGGCGATATCGTTCCACCCACAAAAAATCTTCACGCATATTCATAAATCCAATTTGGCATTCTATCAGGAATTTTTAGGTAATTGTCCTTTACCCAAGGTTTAGACGCAACATACTTTTGATATGCTGTTGGAGTATCAATACTTGCATCATATTTGAACTCATCGGGCATTGCCCTTGCGAATTCTATCACATTCTTATAGATGGAAATCTCCTTTTCACTTTTAGTAGCAAAGATATTCTCTGCTACTTCAAGTCCTTTCATACAAGCGTGTTCTTTACCATAACGATGCCGATATTCATTACAAAGAGCATAACCGTGCCGAATTAACCAAGCAAGATTCTCATAATTCTCTGCTGCCCACACAGTACAAGGATGATTACGAAAAGCACCCTTCTCAGTACTATAAGGGGTTCCATCCTTTTTGGGAATAGTACCCCAATCATAATACCACTTGGAGTAAATAACGGAAATCATCTGACAGGTCTCCAGGGGCATTTTAACAATATGCTTATCTGGGAGGGACACAGCAGAAAGCACTGGACACACATCAGTCACAAAAATATTCATAATATAAAATTAAAAATCAAGAAAAATTAGAGTCAGGCTCCAAAGCAATATAATAAGTCAAATTATAACGTTCATTGGTGAATTTAGACAGAAGTTTTTCTGACACAACCACGTCATAAGAACCAGGAATAATTTTGATGTTCTCAACCTTGAAATTGAAAGTAAATTCCTTATCAGTCTCACCAACCACAATGGAGTATTCGTTAGAAGTATCATTTTTCTTATCACGAACAACCAGACGAATTACGCCTGCTTCACCAACAGCAGAAAGGTCAGGAAGTTGATAAACTGCTGCTGCTTTGATGAGTTTATCAAGTTGCGAATGCTCTAGTTGAAAACAAACATCACTGGAGGGAAGTGTGATTTCTTTATCTGGTGGTGATACAATCACTTCTGGGTCAGCAAAGAAATACTTCACACGACGTTTTCCTTCACGAATAATAACGTGCGAGTCATTCCCAAAATCAAGGTCGGGATCCTGGTGCAATCCCAATCCATTTAGAAATTGATTAAGGTCATAAATTGCAAAATCCTTTGTAAATTCTTCATTAATTTCTGCTTCTGCTAGAATATTTTTCATAACAGAAATTGTACGAAGTTTTGAACCCGACTTAACCAAAATGGACTGATTAATTGAAGAAAAGTTTTTTAGAATAGTAATAGTAGATTCAGAAAGTTTCATAGTTTGGAGGTTGAGATTCACTTATTTTCAACGAGATTCAGATGATTAATCAAAAGAATAGTATAGTGCAAAACTTTGAACAAGTCAGCACGAGGAGTTCCTTTGGTATCATAACGGTCAGTGTACTTAGTAATGTTGCCAGCACAGAAACCTTCACGACGATTGTGTTTGATTTTATCCAGTGTCTGTTCTGTTCCACCAGCAGTCCTATCAACATAATGCTGATTATAAGTACCAGCAATATATTCTTCAAGTTGTTTCAGGATTTTGTCTTCATTGTATTTCCAGAAACCATTAGTATTTGTGTTTTCAGTCATAGTAATAGTAAAAGTTGTGTAGGTCATAAGGCACATTTACCTTCACCAATCATACCAAAAAACCAAAGGTCAGTCAACCATTTTACTAAATCCTTTAATTTTATCAAACTTTATAACTCTATCAAACTTATCAATCAATTCGTCTGTCTTATGTGAAATCACAAATATATTAGTATCTTTTATAACATACTTAATAATTTTTGTAAAATAGTCTGTTCCCATAAAATCCAAAGAACTATCAAACACTTCATCCAAAATAAGAAGATTGGTATTGACTGAATTTTTCATTCTTGCAATTTCTCTCCAAGTAAAAAGAATCGCAAGATTAATTCTCATCTTCTCTCCTTCACTAAAACTTTCATATGTGAAGTCCTCGTGAATAGGAGATTTGATTTTTTCATTAAACTCTTCATCGAGAGTAAAATTAATAAAGAAGTCCATCATTTGCAGATACTTATTAATCTGCTGATTCATAAGAGGAAGATACTTCTTAATAATTTTTCCTTTGATTCCACCATCTTTCATTAATGAATGTGTAAAATCAAAGTAAGAAATATCTTCTTTATTTTTTGCCTTTTCAGTTTGAATTAAATCTAAAGTTTTTTCTAATTCAGTTAATACTTTTCTTTCAGTATTTCTATTTTTAATTTTTTTGGTAATGTCTTGAATTTCCTGGTCCAGGTCTCTTGATTGTTTATTAAGTTGGGAAATTTTAACATTGTTGTTAGAAATTTCATTATTTAAAGACCCAATCTCTTTTGAAACGACATTGAATTCACGTTCTCTTTGTTCCTCCTGTTGAATTGCTTCTTTCAATTCATTATAACCTTGCTGAAGTTCCTTTGCTTTGGTTTCAGATTCACTAACTTTATTTAACCTGAATTCTTCTTCGATAGTTTGGGTGCAAGTAGGGCATACCGAATTATTATTAAAAAACTTATGCTGTTCTGTAATACTTGATACTTTCTCGGAAATCTTACCCTTTAAATTAGAAAGTTGTTTCAGTTTCTTAGATGCATCCAGAAGGTTCTCTAACTGGGGTTGAAGAGTATTTGATACTTCTTCTACCTTCTGCACGTTCTCTGCCGTTAACTGGTCAATATAAGTGGTAATAGAAGTGATTTTATCTTTTTTCTTTTCTATATTTTCTTTACCACTTTTCTCAATGCTTTCAATAAACTCTTTTTGCATCTCGACCTTTTCTTCGGTCATCGATTGCTTCAAAGAAAGTTCTTTGATTTTATCATTTGTATTTTTAATCCTATCTTTAATTACCGCATTCATTGCAGAAAAGATTTTAATATCCAATAAATCTTCTACAACTTCCCTGCGATGTGCCGTAGATAATTGCATAAAAGGCACAAAAGAAGCACTCCCCAAAATTACAATTTGAGTAAATGATTTGTAGTTTAATTTTAAGATACTATCTTCTAGTTGTTTTTGTTGGTCTGCCGATGCTGCTGCTTGATTTTGTAGAGAACCATCAATCCAAATTTCAAAAATATTTGGTTTAATTCCTCGTTTAACTTTATATTCTTTTGTTCCAATACTAAAATCAATCTCAACCAAACATTCTTTTTCGTTGGTTGAATTGATTAATTGACCTTTTGTAATTTTACGAAATGCTTTATTGAATAATCCAAAACAAAGAGCATCAAGCATTGTGCTCTTGCCAGAACCATTAGCACCGACAATTAAAGTAGTTTGCGTATCTGTAAATTTTATTTCTGTTGGTTGATTTCCAGAAGAAAGAAAATTACGATATGCGATTCGTTTGAATAGTATCATAATCTCTTGGTGGTATCACAAATTCATTTGGGGTAATTATAACATAATTATATCCATACATCTCACAAGTCTTTATTCCCATTTCATCGTCTACTTCTACCACAGTCATTTCTGGGTAATCTTCCGCCATTAGAAGACCAGCATACCTTTCAGCATCATCCTCTTCTTCGAAAAAATATAATGCCTTTTCACCATTAGAATCGGTTACTGCATATGCCCCTTCTTCTTCTTTTTCTGCGATAGTGAGTAAAAACATTATTCTACTTCCAATGCTTCTTTATAAAATTCCCGTAAGAGTTTTTTGATTATGTTTTTGTCTAATTCAAATTCAGACTCTTCCACATATTTATCTAAAATACTCAATGTATCCTCTGTGGGTATTTCATCACAATTCACATTTTCATCATAGACATCAACGTTCTCAATAATTTTAAGTTCTAATGGATTCACTTTAACTATCGAATCTACAAACTTATCAAACATCTTATAGTCATCCCTTTGACGAACAACGATTTTAACCATTTTGTCAGTCAAATAAGATGCGTCAAAATCTTTTGGATTATTATTTTCATAATAAACTCTCTCAAACATCGTGTAAGGATTTTGATAATAGTCTAGTTTATAATCATCCGTATCAAAAATATGAAATCCTCTTTTGTCG